GTTAATAGTTATGTAAACTATGTTGATGCTACAAAATCTTTTGACACAATCAATATAGACAGCCACAGAACTGCTACGGATTCAGAAGATATATACTTGAAGAATAGTTTTAATGGAGTTTTATCTCCTAAGTCTAGCAATAGATTTACACTATCAGCCAAAGTATCGGCTACAGATAGCTTCAATCAAGCAGGTGCAATAGTTCTTATTGGAGCACATGTTGAAGATGCCGGTAAAGATCATACTTTGTCTTTAGTGAGAACTGTAAGTTCTAGTTATCCTTTAGGTCTAGATTCAGATCAGGTTGCGGTAGGTGACTCTTATAATTTATTTTCTTATGGCATATATTATAATTATTATCAGAGCGACCAGGTTTTAATAGGTAGAGAGCGAGAACCTGGTGTAATATCTAATCTTAATAGAAGTTGGGAAAATACTGGCTATTCTAAACTTTTTATTGAGAAGAATGAAAAATATATTAAATTTATGGCTTCTGACTGGAATGATAGTGTTCCATTAGCAGAGCATATAGTTTCGTTTAATTTTGACGATCAAAATGCAACTTGGTCAAATTTAGTAGACCTTAGCATTTTTAATGAGGAAGTAGGACATGGGTTCGGCTTTCATCATGTATCAAATGCAAAAATAACAGATATAAGATATAGATCCGCAAACGATGCTGAATTTGGTACAGACGAAAATACTGTAATCGATTTATATAATAGAAATACTCACCTGTGGTACGATAGTTTCAAAGCTGCAGCTTTCGGTAAAACTAGAGGATATCATAAAGTTGACGTTGACTCTTTTGGCGTTAACATTATGAAAAAAAATATACCAGAAGGTAGATTCTATTGGAATAGATACTTAGATAAAGTTTGGTGGCAATCTGGAACAGGTGCAGACAATACATTTATGTTAAGTAATATTCTTGATGATACTAAACTACCTTTAGGGGAATATTTAGAAATTACAGCTGGTTCTACTACACCAGCACAAAACAGGCGTTTAGTTAAAAATCGAGTACCGTTGCAAAGGATAAATTCTAATTTTGGCGTAACTCAAAGCGGAATAACAGTTAGTGTATTTGAAATGTCAGCAGATCCAGATGACGAATCTGCATTAATTTCTACAGATAATTATTCTACTTACTTTAATACTACAAATTCTAATGCATTTGCAGCGAAGTTAAACAGTTTAAGAACAGGCGGAGAAAGAGTTGTTGTTTTAACTTCTTATGGAAATTGGTGGACAGATAATACAACTGTTAGAGATGCTGCAAAGGCTCAAGGATTAAGTAAACTTTGGGCAACTTGCGGAGGACCAGAGTCTCCTGCTAATCAACCATATGCTGCCATATACATGACTGGAACAACTCAAAAGGTATATGAAACAACAGAAACTAATAATGGAACAATATCTCCTACAATATATTCTATTCTAAGAGATGGCGAATTTTTTGTACTAAACGGAACTGCAAATGTAAGCGCAAATTTATCTGGGCCTCATGGAAATATAGAAGCTGAAATTGACGGAAACAATCGACTTACACTAACTAATGGAATAATTACAAGTTTAGGAACTCCTAAAAATCTTATAGACTTAGACTATGATGAACCCGAAGATAGAAATAATAATATTTTAATACAGTCCCATAGTTCTATTCATAATCTCATAGATGCTTCGGATTCTGGAACAGATAATCATTGGTCTATTCAGAAAAATTTGGATCCATATAATGATACTGTTAGTAATACTACAGGAATATTCAAAGTATCTGAAAATGGTGATGTTGATATTACAGGATCACTCACTACAATAACAACAGACAATATGATTGAAGGTATAAATAATATATTTTTCACTGATAGTAGAGCGATAGCGGCATTATCAGTTATTAACGACTCTCCAACAGGTAGTGTTGCTACACTAGCTTACAACGATAGCGGAATCTTTACTTTTACACCGGCAGTTCTAGGAACTGTGAGTTTGGGTGGAACAGCTCCAACTTTACCTTCAAACGGCACTGCTTGGTTTGATGATGTTACAACTGGAGAAATGTTCGTTTATAGTGATAGCGCATCAAATTGGATACAAGTTACTGGATCAATTACTTCTTTTTCAGCTATAAGTGGAACACCACCGACTGCACCTTTAGATGGCACTTTTTGGTTTGACGATGTAACAGACGGAGAACTGTTCATTTATAGCGATAGTGCATCAAATTGGATACAGGTTACTGGATCAATCACTTCTTTTTCAACAATAGGCGCATCGCCTCCAGCTGCACCTTTAAATGGTACTTTTTGGTTTGATGACAGCGCAACTGGAGAACTGTTCATTTATAGCGATAGTGCATCAAATTGGGTACAAGTTACTGGCGTAGTCGCTAATGTAGCATTCTCCGATTTAACAAGTACTCCAACTACATTAGCTGGCTACGGAATTACAGATGCACCGTCGGTATTAACTGACCTAAGTATTACTGATGGAACAAGCGGACAAGTACTAACAACGGATGGTAATGCTGGATTTACATTTACATCTGCATCAAGTAGTACAACCTTTAATGCCATTGGAACTTATTGTTTGGGGTTCTATACCGGACTTGGCATTCACAATGGAGGAGCCACTTTCTCAGGAAGTTCAATTGCTACTGCTAATACTTATGCCGGTAGTAGTGGCTGGAGTGGATCTAGTACTTCCACTTTATCAGGAACTTGGCGCCTTATGGGAAACATAGGCTATTATAATCAAGGCACCACTGCAAGTAACGCAAACGTATCTGGCAGTTTATTTGTGAGGATTTCATAATGCCATATCCATTAAACCCGACAACTGGTGACGAATATATTTTAGGATCAAAAACTTGGAAATACAACGGTTCGCGCTGGGTAAAATTAGGACTTTCGAAAACTGTACATGCAGATACAGCATTCTCCGAATTAACAAGTACTCCAACAACAATAGCAGGTTATGGAATTACTGATGCACTGGCATTGGGTACAACTGGTACAACAGCCTTAGCAGGTAATTCAGTATTAACTGACCTAAGTATTACTGATGGAACAAGTGGACAAGTACTAACAACAGACGGTAGTGGTGGATTTACATTTGCATCTGCATCAAGTAGTACAACTCTAGGAGGCGTTGGCACATATGCCTTTCTAATGCGGACATCAACAGCACAAGGTAGCTACATAAATGTCGGATCGACATACTCTGGTAGTTCGTTGACATACGCTGGTGTATCTAGGTCTGCGGGTAATAATATAATCATCTCTCCGAGTGGAACACCGGGTGGTACATGGCAAGCAATGGGCCACGTTGGCGGTGCATTCGGCGGCTTTAATCAAAGAGCAACTTTATTTGTGAGGATCTCATAATGACTATTACAATTACACAAGTGCGTAATGCACAATCACTTAACGCAGATAACACTCAAATGGATGTAGAAATTAATCATCCCGATTACGGTTGGATACCTTACACTTTGGACCCTAACGACACTGATACGACTATCGATAACAATGCTGTAATGTCTTTGATAAGCACAAACTTTACAGCTTATGTAGCACCTACTCAAGCAGAGTTAGACACAGAACTTGAAGCAAATCTAAGAAGTCAACGTGATCAGAAGTTAGTAGAAGAATTGGACCCTATAGTAACTAACCCTTTACGTTGGGCAGAACTTACATCTGATAAGCAAACAGAGTGGACACAATATAGAACTGACTTATTAAATGTACCACAACAGTCAGGGTTTCCAACAAATGTAACTTGGCCAGATAAACCTGTATAAGATATATAATCAGGAGAAACAAAAATGGGATATCCAACAAACCCCACGTCTGGTGATACATACACTTTAGGATCAAAAACTTGGACCTACAATGGTACGAACTGGGTAAATCAAGCAACGTTTGCATCCGGTAGTACTGCAGATGTAGCATTTTCAGATTTAACAAGTACTCCGACTACTTTAGCTGGCTATGGAATTACAGATGGTGCAACAGGAACAGGTGAATCAGTTCCAGTTGGTACAGTAATTTATCATTCAGCCAACACACCCCCTACGAATTTCATAAAAGCCAATGGTGATGCTGTATCGAGGACAACTTATGCTGATTTGTTTACAGTTATTGGAACTACGTATGGTGCTGGTGATGGGTCCACTACATTTAACGTGCCTGACCTTCGTGGCGAGTTTATGCGTGGATGGGACGATAGCCGTGGAATTGATACTAGTCGTTCCTTTGGCTCGGCTCAAGCGGATGAGCTAAAAGCACACACTCACACATTCTCAACACACTATAATACGGGGGCTGGCGGCGTACCACTGCAGGGGACTTCTTCCCCAACAGGGACTGTTACCACAAGTAGCACTGGCGGTACAGAAACCCGTCCAAGAAACATAGCCCTACTCGCTTGCATTAAATATCAAGCAACGTCTGGATCAGGTAGTGGCGGTGGTGGTTCATATGCAAATAGTGATGTTGATACACACTTGAACCAAGGTACTGCAACATCTAATCAAGTGTTAAGTTGGAATGGTACAGATTATGCATGGGTATCAAATAGCATTGCAAATTCATCAGTTTCTGCCGGTACAGTAATTTATCATGCAGCTAATACTCCTCCTACAAATTTCATAAAAGCTAATGGTGCTGCTATATCAAGAACAACTTATGCTGATTTGTTTGCAGCAATTGGTACAACTTTTGGTAGTGGTGACGGCTCTTCCACGTTCAATGTCCCTGACCTTCGTGGTGAGTTTCCCAGAGGTTGGGACGATAGCCGTGGTGTTGACAGTGGGCGTTCCTTTGGTTCTGCACAGTCTGATCAGATGGAATCCCACAGTCACTCTTTCACTGGTGGTGGTAACAATCAAGGCGGCTTTAGTTACGGAAAGGTGACGGCAACTGGCGGTGGGACAGCCTTTACAATTACCACAAGTTCTCAGGGCGCAACTTCTAATTCTTCTGAAAACCGCCCACGCAACATAGCATTACTTGCTTGCATTAAATATCAATCAACCTCTTCTGGTGGTGGTGGCGGTTCTCTCAGCAACATAGTTGAAGATACCACACCGCAGCTTGGTGGCAATCTGGACGCCCAGACATTTGATATCACTACCACAGGAAAGATACTATACGCGAATATGTATGCTACAGAAGGTGATTTGCCAAGTGCAACCACCTATCACGGTATGTTTGCACATGTTCACGGTACAGGAGCAGGTTACTTTGCTCATGGCGGTAACTGGGTTAAACTAGCTAATCATGCAGACCTGAGTAGTGCATCAGGTAGTACAACAGCTGGAGGTGTTGGTACTTACTCACTACTCGGTAAAACTGATGGTAGCACTACGAGCCTTGGTACAGACGTTTCGGGCAGTTCACTTCGGTATAGTAGCACTTATTCTTACAGTCCAAGTTACTATGGCATGTCAGGGTCTGCGCCTAGCGGCACATGGCGCTGCATGTCTGTCGGCGGGGCTTATAATGACACAACAACCGCTGCGAAATCAACAACAGTTACTATATTTCTAAGGATTTCATAATGTCATATCCAACAAACCCGACAGCAGGTGATACACATATTTTAAGTGGAAAAACTTGGAAATATGATGGTACGAACTGGTCAAAATTAGGACTTTCACGAACCTTAGCAGCGCCTGTAGCATTTTCTGATTTAACAAGTACTCCAACTACATTATCAGGCTATGGAATTACTGATGCTGCAAGTTCATCAAGTGCATCAGTTCCTGCCGGTACATTAATTTATCATTCAGCTAACACCGCCCCTACAGGCTTTATTAAGGCTAACGGCGCCGCTATATCAAGAACAACTTATGCTGATTTGTTTACGGCAATAGGCACTACGTATGGCGTAGGCGATGGCTCTAGCACATTCAACGTGCCTGACCTTCGTGGCGAGTTTTTGCGCGGCTGGGATGATAGTCGTGGTATCGATAGCGGTCGTAGTTTTGGAAGCGCACAAGCTGATGAATTTAAGCTACACGGTCACCCTTCAAGGCGGGGCACTGAATTTAATGTTACCAACGATGCTGGCGGCGGCGGTATACTCATGGACAGTAATGGAGGTCAAGCAAACAGGTCAGCGTTCACAGGAACGCCGTCGAATACTGACGGGCAGCATATTGGTGGTTCTGGAGGTTCAGAAACACGTCCAAGAAACATAGCATTTCTTGCTTGTATTAAATATTAAGGAGATATTGGTATGAACGTATATCAAACAGATTTAAATGGTGTTTATGTAGGCACTACAACAGCAGATCAAGACCCTTTAGATGGCACTAACTGGCTTATTCCAGCGGGTTGCGTACAGACTGCACCACCAACAATAACTGACAGCCAACTTGCTAAGTGGGATGGTTCAGGATGGGTTGTAGAGAATATACCCGTTGTAGAACCTGATCCAGAACCTGAGCCTATTGCACCAGAAGTTTTAGCCCGT